TCTTAATCCGTATCTTTTGCAACGTTCAGAAATCTGATTGACAAGGTTTTTTTTATGCACTAAGAAATAAACGCGCTTACCTTTGCTAACTGCTTCCATTGCCATAAAAATGAACGTTTCAGTTTTGCCGCCGCCCGTTGGTAACACGAATAGAACTTTTTTGTTACCGCTTTTATAACTCTCTCTTATGTCGCTTACGCTTTTCGATTGATATGGCCGTAGCTGTATTGTGTTCATTTTCGATTTGGTTTAAAGCATTCATAAGTTTAAAATAGATAGTCAATGTTTGCGGTTCTACCTTTGACCAGTATTCAACCGTTTGCCGCCCTACATCGGCACGCCTGCAAAGTTCCGAAATACTGATGCCTAAAATGTCGCATCTAATAGATAGCTGTTCAAATGTTTTCATAAAATTTTTATTTTTTCGTTCAATTGTGTTGCAAAGTTAAAAAACCTTTTTAAATTTGTGCTATTATTTAATAAAATATTTTTAAAATTTATGACAAACCAAGAGTATCACCGTAAAACTGAGTACATCAGTAAATCACTTTTAGACTTAGTACATAAGTCACCCGCGCATTATAAAGCCTATGTAGAAGGTGAAAAACAAGCGCCAACTTCAGCTATGAACTTAGGTAGTTTAGTTCATAGCGTTGTATTTGACCAAGATAATTACGCCGTAATGCCCGAATGCGACCGCCGAACTAAAGAAGGTAAATTGATTTATGAATCTTTTATGGCTGAATCCGAAGGCAAAGAATTATTTGTAACGCTTAAAGATTACGAATTAGCCCTAAACATTCGATTTGCTGTTTTAGCACATCCGAAGGCGGCAATACTTTTAGAACAGGGCCAAGCGGAACTACCTATTTTTGGTAAAATCGCAGAACTTGACGCTAAGTGCAAAGTAGATTTTTTAAACACAAAGTATAACGTTTGCATTGACCTTAAAACAACAACTAATTCAGCACCCGGCGAATTTGCTAAATCTGTTTGGAATTATCGTTATCACGTTCAAGCGGCGTTCTACATGGACCTAACAAAAGCCGAACGTTTTATATTTATAGCCGTTGAAAAAGAAGCGCCGTTTAATGTTGAACTTTATGAACTTGACCCCGAAGCTATCGAACGCGGGCGCCAAGAATATTTAGCCGATATTGAAACGCTTAAAAAATGCAAGGAAACTAATAATTTTCACGGCTATACAACTGATAACAAAATTCATATTCTTTCATTGCCTAACTGGGCTAAATAAATTTAAAATTATGAAAACTTACAAAGCTTGGACACGCACAGCAAACACTAATGATTCATTTTGCACACAAGAGATTAAAGCAAAATCTTTAAAAGAAGCAAAACTGTTTATTATTGAAAGTGGCAGAGAAATTCAAAAAGGTACAAAAGTTTATTTATAACATTTTAAAATAACAAACCATGACACAACTAACAAAACTTCCGACACTTCAAGACCTATTAGTAGAAAATGAAGACAGCCTAAAGCAAAACGCGCTAACTGTTTTATTGAACCAAGACCCGCCCGCAAAGTGGTTAGTTCAGCATCCAATGATTCGAGATTACAGATATATTCCTATTGAAAAAATAGAATACTTACTAACACGTATTTTTGGCAATTTTAACGTAGAAATACGGTCAACACAGATAGTAGCTAACTCAGTAGTAGTAACTGTAAGACTGCATGTAATAAACCCTATAAACGGACAAGCGATGTGGCAAGATGGTATAGGCGCTGCACCAATTCAAACAGATAAAGGCGCAGGCGCAACCGATTGGAACGCAGTTAAAACCGATGGCGTGCAAAAAGCTGCACCCGCTGCAGAAACTTACGCCGTTAAAGATGCAGCCGAAAAGTTTGGTAAAATATTTGGCCGCGATGTTAGCCGCAAAGGCAGCATGAATTATACTGACCTGCTGAAAAAATCAGCGTTTAATGATGAATTAGAAAAATAAAAGTGTTATATTTGTGAACTGATTCGGCACTACAATGAATCATAAAAGATATTTAAAGCCCTGAATGATATAGGTAGTAGTGCCCCTATTGATTTCGGGGCTTAGTTTTTTAAAAAATATGTTATGTTGACTTATAAGCAAATAATGTTAAATGGATATAAACCATATTTACAATTTAAAGATTTTTTTGGAAATCCAATGACAAATAATTTTAAAAAAGCAGATTATTTTAAAAAAACAATAAAAATTAAATTTGGAGATTTACCAGATAATATTCAAGAATTTTATTATGAAACTTATGATTTTCATGATAAAGAACAAGAAATAAATATTGAATTTAAATTATTAAAAGAAGATAATGAATGGATTTTATATTGTTCAGAAATTGCAGAATATTATGATTATAAAATTGATAATATAGATGACCTTAAAAAAAAGGAAAAAGAACATTTAAGTATGTTTAAAAAAAAATATCAATTTGATGATTATTCATTTATCTACATTATAAAATGTATTTATGGAATAAAAATCGGAGTTTCTAATAATCCTTTTAACAGAATATCACAAATAAAAACTTCAAGCCCTTTTAATATTGATTTATTGCATATTTTATTTATTGATAAAAAACATGTTTATAAAATAGAAAAAGGTTTACATAAGCATTTTAAAGATAAAAAAATTAGTGGTGAGTGGTTTAACCTAAATGAAATTGATTTAAAAATTATTTATTTAAGTTATGTTTTGTTTCTTCCATTATATTCATTAGATTTTATAAAAAATGGTGATTTAAGTATTAAAGAATCAGATTTATCAATTTTTGATTTTTATTTTACTGATTATTCTTAGTAATAAATAAAAATAAATTTGCAACTTTCAAATATTACTTTTACTTTTGCCATTACGGCAGCCTACTGCTAAAAACGTTCTTTCTACTTGTTAACACCATGTTACACCAATTGTAACGCATAAAACGCTGATATTCATAGCTTGTTACGCTGTTACACTTGTTACACCACTTCAACACGTATATGCGTGTATTTTTTATGTTTACTCTCACATATATGTAGAATATAGTGTAACATACGTAACAGTGTAACATGTACTATATATCAATTACTTATGTGTTACACTTAATGTAACAAGTGTTAACAATAATAATAAATAATAATAATAATATAAATAATAATACTAATAATAATATAGATAATAGCCTATAAAGCATTTAAAAGCTGTTTTAAGGCGTTTTTATATTAAAGTGGTGTATAGATATCAAAACTTATTAAAAGTTGCTTAAAACGAAAATATGAAAGGAATTGCAGGTAGAAAACTGTTATTTAAAACGCCCGAAGAACTGCAAAGTAAAATTGAAGCCTATTTTGATTATTGCGATTCACGTACAAAAAAAGAAGTTGTAAAAACACGTGACTATTATGAAGTAATTGATTTGCCAGACCCAATACCATATACTATCTATGGTTTAGCTGATTTTTTAGATTGTGATGCTGATACGCTTTTGAATTACGCCGAAAGGCCTGAATTTTCGGTATTTATAGCGCGGGCGAAACATAAAATACTAACAAACAAAGTAGTAAGGGGTTTAGATGGCAAATCAAATCCTGCAATTACTAAACTATTGTTAGGTTTTAACTATGGCATAATAGAACCGAAGGGCGAAACGCAAGACGACAAAAACATTAACATAAACATTCAGTATCCACCTGACACTAAGTAGTGCCGCGCAACATAAACATACAACTGTTTAAGCCGCACACAGGGCAAAAACGAATATTAGATAATAAGCGCAGGTTTAATTGTATAGTTTGCGCGCGCCGTTTCGGTAAAACTGAACTTATAACATCGGTTGCATTGCCGCTTATAAGCCCCGCTGTATTTGAAGGTAAGTTTGTAGGTATCTTTGTAGATGACTTCAAAGATTTTGCACAAAGCTGGAATAAGATTGTAGATACTTATAAGACTATATCTGAGGGCGGCATCATTAAACATAAAGATGAAACTTCAAAGATAATGCAGTTTCTTAACGGCGGCGTTTTAGAAGTGTGGTCCATTGGCGATGAAGGGCGAAAGGACAAAGGGCGCGGGCGAAAGTATCACCGGGTAATCTATGAAGAAACGCAAAAGATACCGAGCCACATATTAGAATATCATTGGAAAACCGTTAGCCGCCCTACCTTAACTGACTACAAAGGTGAGGCGTTTTTTATTGGTACAGCAGCGGGCAAAGATAACTATTGGTATGAACTATGCCGCAACGGTGCTAAGGCTGGCAACGTAGAAAAGAATTGTTATAATGATATAGATTTGCCACAAAGCGAAAACGGCAGCGACAGCTGGATAACGTTTAGGATGGAAACAACCGATAACCCAAACATTGACCCTGACGAAGTAGCTGATGCCAGCCGCGATTTGGACCGCCTAACATTTGAACAAGAATATAAATCTGTATTTGTTGATTATTCAGGTGAAGCGTGGGTTTATGTGCTAAAGGACAAAAGCATTCAGCAAAAAGTATTTCAGCAGTCAAAAAAAATAAATTGGGAAACGGAACAGATTTACGTTTCTTTTGACTTTAATAAAATACCTATGACCGCCGCCGTTATGCGCAAAACTACATTGGCGCCTGATGTATCAGCACGTTCACGTTATCGATATGGTGTGCATATAGTTAAAGAATTTAAGATAGGTAGTGAAGAACGCGGTGAAGCATCAATCTATGACACCTGTCAAGCATTTCGCGAATGGGTATTTGCAGAAACAAATAAGAAAATCGGGCGTTGGTCTGATACTGCTATTTACCCCTGTACTATTCCGCTACTAATAACAGGTGATGCGAGCGGTGATAGGTCCGATGGTAGGCAGCGCGTATCTAAAACATACTACGAAATTATACAGGAAGAACTGCAATTGCCAGCGCGGTTCTTTGTTGTGCCTAAAGCGAATCCATTACACGCTGAAAGTTACGTGCAAACGAATACTATTATAAGCATGTGCCCCGACTTTCAGATTTATGAAGACAAATGCCCGGGCTTGCGTATGGACTGTTTGCGTATCAAATCAGATAACAGCCGCCGAATCATTAAAGGCAAAGGCGAAGAACGACAAGCCGACTTATTAGATAATTTGAGGTATTTACTCAATACGTTTTGTCAAGATATAAAATTATAACCCTATGATTTACCGCCCCAAAATTAAAGTACATTCTAATGAAGAAGTAGAATATTGGAAAAACCTAATAAATGATAAGCGCCGACAAAACAAAAGTTTGCAGCGCTGGTTAGTTGTTTCAGATGTTCATCGACCGTTTCACAATCAGATATTATGGCAAAAACTATTAAGGCTAATATCTGAACTCGGCACAAATTTACACGGCATTGTTTTAGCGGGCGATTATTTAGACTTATACACGTTAGGTTCTTATAATGCTGAATCATTAGCTAACTTATCGGGCCTAACATTGCAAGATGAATATATTGATGGCTTACAAGGTATTGATGATATTAACAGCGCGTTCAAAGGCGCAAAGAAGTATTTTCTATTTGGCAACCATGAAGACCGATACTTTAGGCATATAAAAGAAAAAGATAATGCCAAATACGGCGGCGCTTTAATAAATCCTACTGATGCGCTATACTTGTATGAACGTGGATGGGAAGTTAAAACAGATTGGCAAAGTGATTTTTTCACGCTTGGTAAACACTTAGATATAGTTCACGGCGTTTACACATCTATTCACGCAGCTAAAGCGCACTTAGATAAAACACAGCATTCAGTTATGTTTGGTCATACGCACCGGGTACAATGCTATCATTCAGGCAATAGGGCCGCGTTTAACATTGGCGGTTTATATGATATTAAATCAAAAGGTTTTAGCTATATGCCGCGATTCCAGCGCCAATTGTGGGCAAATGGTTTCGCCATTGTCAACGTTACTGACAATGGCGATTTTTACGTAGAACAAGTTAACGTTTGGGCTGATAAGTTTTTAGCTAACGGTAAGATGTATTAACCATATCGTTGACGTCAACGAGATGCTTATGTTACTTTAAGGCCGCAAAGTAAAATATAAATATTCTTATGTTACTTTAAGCCGTTAAACTAAAATAAGGTGCTAATTACGCCATCTTGCAAACATAGTAGTATAAGGATGGCCGCCGCCTGT